GACAGAAAAAGCCAAGGTCGAGACGTTGTATGCGTGGGTGAATTGGTGCGCTAATGCGAATGGCAAAAAGGGATCGAACGGCGTGGTTTTTGCATATACGCTGCCTGCCTGAAGGTCAAGAACCATGACCAAACCCGCCCCGCGTCAATCTCACCTGGCCGCGATCCACTGCGCGCAAAAGGCGTTGGGCCTGAGCGCTGACGATGCCGCAGCCCTCAAGCTGCATGTGACTGGCAAGGCCAGCGCGGCCGACATGAGCGCTGCCCAGCGCCAGCAGTACCTGGCGCACTTGAGCGGCTTGCAAAAAAAGACAGGCGACCACAAGCCCGCCCACGCTTACCAGCGCCCAGCGCTGCACCGCAGTATTGACGACGTCCAGGACGCGCGCTGGCACAAAGCCCGCTGCCTGTGGGCTGCGCTGGCCAAGGCCGGTGTTGTGCGTATTGACAGCGACGATGCGCTGTCCACCTGGGTCAAACGCCAGACCAAAGTGGCCAGCTGGCGGTTTTTAAACACGCACCAGATCAACAACTTGGTCATTGAGCCGCTGAAAAAATGGTGTGGTGAAAAAGGTGTTGACATTGATGCCACGCCAGAGGTAAACCCATGACTGATGCAAACCACGTAACCGCTGCCGAGCTGGCCGTGCTGGAGGCTCTGCTGCCTGCAGGCCTGACGCCAGCCATGCGGGACGTGGCGCAGTGTCTGTTTGAGCCGCTGGTCCTGGCCGATACGCGCTGTGGCCAAAGCGCACCGTCGCCAGAGTGGCTGGCCCAATTGCAGGCATTGGCGCGCCAGTCGCTGATGCAGTTGCAGTACCTGGCCGAAAAAATGGGCGGCAGCGGGCCCGTCTACATAGCCAAAGGCATTGCCGTGCACCTGAGCGCCCGTGACCGCAAGATGTGCGCAGAGTTTCGTGGCGAGTACAAAGCCCTGGGCCGCAAATACGGCCTGACGGAAATGCGCTGCCGCCAGATTGTGGATGCCTGGCAGCGCGCAGAGTACCTGAGCCGCCAGAGCGACCTTACCGGGCTAGACTGAGGGCGCCCCTCGCCAGTGCGCGAGGCAAAAATACTAAAAGGTTTTAGTTATCACTAAAACACCTGGCCGCAGAAACTGCAGCCATGGCACAAACAAACCCCTCACTCACGGCAGCCAAGCCGCTGCAAATCTTCCGGCCCGGCAGGCACACCGCCATGAGCGGGCAGGCCTTGAGCTTTACCGAGTCTGACTTGGTGGCCACCTGCGCCGCCTACGACCCAACCAAGCATGAGGCCCCGCTGGTGGTGGGCCACCCGGCGCATGACATGCCGGCCTATGGCTGGGTCAGTGCCCTGGCGTTTTCAGAGGGCGGCATTGATGCCACCCCGGCCCAGGTCAATACCGACTTTGCCGACATGGTGGCAGCGGGCGCTTTTAAAAAGATCAGCGCGTCGTTTTATTCGCCCAGCTCACCCAGCAACCCCGTGCCAGGCGTTTATTACCTGCGCCACGTTGGCTTTCTGGGTGCGCAACCACCCGCCGTTAAAGGGCTGCGCAACCCCAGTTTTGCGGATGCAGAAGAAGGTGTGCTGACGTTCAGCGAGTGGGATGACGCCACCAATGCCGGCCTGTGGCGCAATTTGCGCGAATGGATTTTGAGCAAGTTTGGCGCCGAAGATGCCGACCGGGTGCTGCCCAACTACGACGTGCGTGCGCTTGAGCAGGGCGCCCAAGACAACATACGTGAGGCGGCTGTAGAGGCCGCTGTTGACAACAAGGTGAGCGCAGAAATCACCCCCCAATTTTCCGAAAACACCCCTGACCCGCAACCAAAGGAGCCTACCGTGACCCCAGAAGAGAAAGCCGCCCTTGAGGCAGAAAACACCCGCCTGAAATCTGATCTGGCGGCCAATAAAGCTGCCCAGGTGCATGCCGCCCACGTGGCGTTTTGCGACGGCCAGCCCGGTGTGTTGCCAGCCTGGCGCGCCGTGGCCGTGGCTACGCTGGACCACCTGGCGGCACAGCCGGCGGTGGTGCAGTTTGGCGAGGGCGATCAAAAAACCCCGTTGGCCGACCAGTTCAAGGCCATGCTGGCCGCGCTGCCCCCTGTGGTGCAGTTTGGCGAGACCGCCACAGCGGCCCGCGCCGCCGGTGAGCACCAGGCACCAGCCAACACCGACGATGTGCGCTTTGCCGAAGCCGCACCCGAGCGCCTGGCGCTGCACAAGCGCATACAGGCGCACGCCACACAGCACAACCTGACCTATGCACAGGCCGACCTGGCGCTGCGCCAGGCCTGATTTTCAAGCCCCAACCAACCTAAAGAGAGTAAAAAATGACTGCACATTTAAAAGCCATGCGCATGGTTGACCCCGTGCTAACCAGCCTGGCCACCGGCTACAGCAACGAAGAGTTTGTGGCTCAGGTGCTGATGCCATTTGCCTACGTGGACAAAGAAGGCGGCAAGATTCCACGCTACGGCAAAGAGCTGTTCCTCGTCTACGCCACCGAGCGTTCGGTAGCTGCTGACAGCAACCTGGCCAAGCTGGCCGGCAAGTCGTCGACCGATTATGTGTTGCAAGAGCACGACCTGGGTTTCCCGGTGGACTACCGCGAGTCGGCTGAAGACATGGACAGTGCCGAGCGCACCGCCAACAACCAGGCGGTGGAGGGCATCCGTCTGCGCATGGAAGTCATGGTGGCCGACCAGGTGCAAAACACCGCCAACTACGCCGCCGAAAACAAGATCACCCTGGCCGGTGCCGCCAAGTTCTCTGACCCGTCCAGCGACCCCGAAGGTGTGATTGATGATGGCAAGGCTGCCGTGCGCAGCAAGATTGCCAAAGAACCCAACACCATGGTGATTGGCTACACCGCCTGGCGCACGCTCAAACGCCATCCACAACTCAAGGCCATCCTGAGCGATACCCGCTCCCGCCTGGTGCAGCTGGCCGACCTGCGCGAAATGTTCGAGGTGCCCAACATCGTCATTGGCAAGGGCGTCAAGGCCAATGACAAGCTGGTGCAAAGCGACATTTGGGCCGACAACATTGTGATGGCCTATGTGCCCCCCGCCGTGGGTGGCCGGCAAGATGCCCGGGTACCCAGCTTTGGCTACACCCTGCGCAAGCGCGGCATGCCGCAGACCGACACCTACGACCTGGTGGGTGGCAAGGTCAAGGTGGTGCGCAATACCGACATCTTTACCCCGCTGCTGCTGGGTGCGGATGCGGGCTTTTTGATCAAGAGCGTTAACTGAATTGATCTAAATCGTTAACTGAAAAAAGGATTGGAACATTATGCAAACCGAAAAAGTATTGCTGACCGTATCTGTGCTGGCAGTGAGTGCCTTGGTGGTGCAGCGCCTGGTGGCGTTTGACGGCGCCATGTGCGCCGCTGGCGAGCGCGCCATGGGTGTGCCGCGTCAAGCGGGTGCTGTGGGTGACTGGGTGGGT